AACCACGAGGTCTTCAGGTTTTGCAAAAAGTTTTCACGAAATTGCTCTAAGTCCATAATTTAGCTATTTCCGGCTCACGTACCGAAGGTCACTTTTGGCGCTTGGTCTGTTTCAACTACTTTTAAGCATTTTTGGCAATAAAAAACATTTTTATCCCTACTAGTTCCTCTAAAAATAAATGTATGCGGCCCATTATCAATACATTTATCATCCTTTGTAGAAGTTGAAGCCATTTATTTAGACCTACGGCCCTAGCTGCCCTGCTAACTGTGTTTGAATTTGTCCCTGATCTGGTGGTAACATTTGCTGGACTCTAGTTTGTGCCATATTATTAGGAGCACCACCAGCACCTTCTCCGGGTGCTCCCATAGCACCCTGCTGCATTAGACTATTTTTAGCTGCTGCTAGCTGTCCTAGTTGTGCCAACATAGCCATTTGTGCCATTCGTGCGATGACTTTTTCATTACGATAATTGCATCTATATGCCGCTTCACGCACTAGCACTGGATCAAAAGCTAGCTGTGGAAAATTATTAAGTAAACTTAGAAATTCTACAAATGCTTTTTTCGTTAAATCATTTTCTACCGGGCTTATAGAATCTAGAGAGATATTAACCTCGAAATCTAGATCTTTTCCTAGATCTGGTGTAGTTAATTGTCTCCACTCTTCCTGGGCTGCTTGAAATTCTCCCATGAAATCTTCATTATTGCGATTTGTGCGAACTGCTACCCAAAAAGCTGACGTAAAATGCTCTTGGATAGTTATTAGTGCTAGTCGTCCTATTTTATTTAATGAGCTTGCTACTTGTTCCCGCGCTCTGGTTTCTCGTAATTGTGCCCTTTGGTCAACTATCGACGCCTGTGTAGCTGTTGTACGATCCGAGCTAGCTCTATAATCTCCTGGCGTACCTGATATTTTATTCATATCAGCGTCAGAAGTCATCAAATCTTGAGTTACTATATTATCAAGCGGTGCATTCTCCAAAGGTTTAATTTTGTCCGCGGGCGGTCCCTGAGTTTCTACAAAAGTCATATCAGGACCATTTTCTAGCTTTGCTACTTCTTCGTCTGTCTCAAAAGTGCCATTTTGCATTAAGTAAATTCGCCGCGCTCGGCGTCTGTGCGCTCTTTGCTGATCTCTGGCTTCATTAATTTCATCCTGTGGATGCTTCCAGTTAAAAACTAAGGGTACTGGGTACCAACCACGAAGCTTTTCTATGAATTTTAGGGATACTATAGGTAAGTTTTTGTATTTTTTCTGGAGGATTGTCACACCGGAGGTTGTAATTATTAACTTCTCTCGCTTACGGGGATCAAAAATGATCCAACATTTAAGAAGATCTCCATTTTTTAAATCTTCTTCATTTTCAGGACTTTGAATATCTATAGTAGAGCCTCCAAAGTCTTCAGATCGGGTACGAAAAACTCCACTAGCTTCTAATTTGTCTAAGTTTTTAAGATTTTTATTTGCTTTTAGATCTTCGAGCCTAAAGAAATCGTAGTAACCTACCCAAGAGCACTTTTTAAAAGTCGTTCCATCAAGGCCGCCAACCCTAAAACGCCAAGGCATAATTCGTTTGAAATAAATACGTTCGTTTTCTGGTAGTTCTGGCGGTTCTCGTAGTGTATTATCTGGCGCATCTGCATCGGCATAAGGATCATTGTCACTTTTTAGTATTGGCTTCCCTGCATTTGGATTTTCCACCCAATTTGCAGAATATCCTACTTCCATCACGCCAAACCGAAAAAAGGCATCTACAATAAATTGCTCTATTTCTTCGTTAAATTCGTTCTCAGGATCACTAATTACTGTATTTAGCGCATCTTCTCGATTTCTAGCTCGCTGCGCGCTTGCCATAAAGTCAAACTCAGCCCCGGCTGGCTTAGGTTTCACCCGAAAAGCTACATTTTTAAAGAGAATTGAAGGTTTTTTGATTTCTAATGTGGAAAAAACATAATTTATGACATATCTGTCATATTTCACTGGTGGTATACCGTCTGCGGTCCATTGAAATCCGTAGAAATACTCTTCTAGGGTGTCACATTTGAACTTTGTAGACCAATTATCAAAATATGTGTCTGCTTTTTTAATTCGCGGTAGCCATACCTGGGCTATCGGATCTTCTATAAAAGATGTAGAAGTGGTTGACATTAATTATAGCCTCATAGCCCTTTGGTGGCATAGACACCTAGTATCTTCCTAGCCTTTGGCCTACATTTCCAAAAACTCGCTCATATTCTCCACTTGATTTCATAGCTTTTAGCTTGTTTCTGATATGGAAGAAACTTCCCACAGGCGTTGCCACGCGTAAGGACTTTGACCAGAATGGGTGCATTGCACAAAAATAGCGAACGGGATCATAAGCATGATCCGTAACTTTCTCATCCCTCTCGTCCGAAAAAATGGGCTTGCCATTAACCGTGTCGATTTGGCATCTTTTCTGCGCCTTAGTTTGTAAAATTGTTTCGCGTACACCCAGCGGGAAATCAGGCTGTCCAGTAGGACGTTTAAGAAAGTAAATTCTCGATGCTCCCGGCTGTCCGGTAATCGGGTGGGAAATGTTCTTAGAGAGTTTAAGGTATTCATTAATTCTATTTCTCGTAGCTAGTTCGTTATTGTCCGCAGGACTCCAATGAATTGGGGGAGCATCAATATGCGGATCGGCATATTCGTCAGCTTCACACCAAAAACCACCATATTTCTGTGAGGTTTTATGAAATATCTGCGGGTCTGCCCAATTTGCAACGTAGCGCTCTGATGTACCATCACCAAATTTACTAAGCTTACTTATTTCATTCCTGTGTGTACTAATTAGTGCATTTGGTCTATAATATTCACGATAAAAAAAGAACCAGTCCTTATATGCACTAACCCACAGACAACAAGTAGGATTAGATTCTCCATGATCTAAGATTCTATATAAGTTTCCACTTCGGCGGATATTTTCTACAAACTCATGACTAATGTCCTGGCCAATCTCTAGAATTGACGATTTATCTACTTCATGAATTGCTCCACCTGGTATTCCCCATTCCCCATAGACAAATCGTTTTACCCACACTGGATCATTTGATAACATGTCTTTAAGAACTTCAGGATCTAATGTGGGATTTTCTGTCGAGGATGCTTGGATTAGTTCGTAGTCTTTGTAATATTTCTCACGCCACTCTAGGCTATCTGGATGATATCTCTTAAAGATCCAATGAAGCTCACTATCTGGATTACATAAAATTAACATCTGGGCTGGAACTACAGATTTTCCTGTTATTGGATTTTTGGGCCAGGAAGGATTCGCAGCTAGTAGTTCTTCTGGAACTTGTGCCTCATCCCAGCGTCCTACACGGGCTGAAAGATGATTATACATGTTTTCGCTAATTTCTTCAGCTTGGTCTACGATAACCATGTTAACTTCTAGCCCACGGACTGTATTTTCATCGGCATCATCCAGGTGCATCCAAAAAATCTCAGATCCGTTAATTATCTTAGTATAATTTAAGCTATCTGCTCGATTTCCACCATATTTTGGATCATATAAATCTGGTGGACAAACTTTAAAGAATGTAGACATGGTAGATCTTTTAAGATCCACTGTGGAGTATCTACATATCGCTACCCTGTAGCGTGGAAATGTCGCTAATCGTATTATAGCCTTTAGACTTGCTGCGTAGCTTTTACCATTTCCATATCCCCCAGAGAATCCTGCATGGCGCTTTGTAATATTTAAAAATTCTGCCTGGGCGCTACGACCTGTCTTCGGGTCTACTAGGAGTTTTATAGGAATTTGTAAATCTATTCCACTAACTCCATTAACTGTTGCCATTAGTCCTTGGCTCCGTGCTTCGCTCTTACTTTCGTGCGCGGTTTCACACGCTCTGGTAATGAACTCATTTTATGCCCATGCATTTTAGAAATTACTTCTTCTGCATAATCTTTGCTCATTCCGCTTCCGCGGGCCATTCCTTGTGCAACGGCATGAGCTAAACGAACTTCAGCACGTGAACGAGGCATATTATTAATTCTTTTACCAGTCCTTCCCTTTTCCGCTTTCTGCTGGCAGTAATAATGGCATATTTTCTATAGTCAAAGAAAGTGCAATATGCGGTCTTTCATGATTCGCGCCACCAAAATATGATGCCCCTTCCACTATTATTTTTATTCCAGCATTTGGATTTGCATCACAGATCAGTTCTATTATTTGGAGAACTCTAGTTTTTACCTCATTCTCCGTAGACACACACATGGTAGCATTAAATTCCTTAGTTGCATACTCTTTTACTGCTCTCGCTTGTCCTACTGCGTTTAGTGCAAAAGACATAAATTACTTTTTATATTTTCTTCTCATTAGCATAACTTACTGGTGTTACTATTTTAGGAGTTAATTTTTCTGCCAGATCCCAGCACTCTGCTTGAGACATTTTTGGCTCTTTTATAGTAAAAATTACTAACAACTTATTTACTTCTTTGAGATATGCCACAAACCAAAGATTCTCTTGGCGTAACTGATTTAAATCTCGTACTATTCCACTAGGTCTTGTACCCGCTGGCACTTGATAGCAAAATCCATGCGTAGAACCTGTTAGATTCACGACCGTAAACTGATAAACATCATAAATTGAGCTTTTGCCTGTCTTAACTCCCGCCACGCGCAGCGTATTATCTCCCTGGCCAATATGTACTTTTGATGCCATCATTGGAATTCGGCCACAGACCCGCGCACGTACAGAAGATTAGTAGCTCTTTTTAGTTCTTGACTCCTAGCGCTCCGGCATTATTTAGTGCTGCAACTACAGAATCAATTAAATTATCAACAATTTGGATATGTTCTTGTGGGATTGAATTCTGATTGGAGCCTATGGCTCCGATGGCTTTAGCTGCTACAACAGTTGATAAAACTACTTGTTTCTTAGATGCCCCTTTTATACCTTCTGCTGCTTTTTCTACAGCTTTTACTGCCTCTAGTATATAAGGCAGATATTGTAGAGCTATTATTAGAGCATTCATAGTCTTTTAGATTTTGAGAGCCTACGGCTCTCCCTCTTACCACATTCCGCCTTCTGCTGCTCGACGTTCTTCTAATTGTTTGAGATTTAATAAAAATGGCTGGCAATGGATGAATCTGTATCTCATTTTTTCACAAAATAATTTCGCTCGCTCTATTGCTTCTGGAAACGAGCCAACAAAGTGAAAATTACGAGTAATTAGATTAGATCCATCTTTATATATGAAACTATAAACATTTCTTAAGTCTACCTGGGCTAGAGAAGATTCCTCTTGCGCCAAGGGCGCCAATGGTGCTTCAGAATTAGTTACAGACATTAGCTCCTACCACGATTTAATATCTTGATTTGTTTCAACTTCTGACGCTTCCAGCACCTCTTCTTCTGGCACCACCTGGGGCATTAGTACATTTTTCATATCAATTACTGTTGTTTCTCCACTCCCCTCGGTGCCTTTAGCACCTGTGGTAATCATAAAAGTTATTTGTGGCGTAGCTCTGTCACTTTTTGCAGTTTGTGGTACTAATGCCGGATGCATATAAAATTGTGCTGCCAACTTTGCGGCTGAAAGCCTTACTCCGTCACTTTCTCCGGAGTCCATAATTGCAGCAATTCGTGATAAAATACTTCTTGGATCTAGTCCTACATCCATCATAGTATCTACGAAGTGGGCTTCTAGGCCATCTGGCCTTTTAATTACTCCACTTTTTCGTAGTAATTCTATTTCTGGACGCAGGCTTTCTGGCGCGAGCGGAGTTTCGCCAAAAGTTTCATGAAGTGAAGGTTTGATTAAAGCCATAAATCACATTTAACCATAAATCACATCTACATCTTTTCCGGCTTAGCGAAGCTACCAGAGTGGCTAGCAAAGCTACCAATGTTAGAATAAGTAGTATACGAAAAAGGCGCTGCTTGCCCTGAAGCATAATGGGAAATATAGCTAGAATTATTACATACATCACATATATCTTCTGCATAATGTGTGTAAATTTTACAAAAATTGCAAAATTTCTTCTGCGGGCATCGTCCACTTATTAGTACTGCTTCGCACGTAACACATCGCGCTTTAGGCAGCGTAGAACTACTTACTGGATTCCCATACGGATCTAAAATAATTACTGGATTTGTCTCTGCTTCCTGCCGATCTTTTTGCGCCCTTTTTTCGCGTTCTTGCAAGGCTGAAAGCGCTGCTGGCGTCATAAACAAACTTTTTAGGAAATTTCGGCGCGCGCTCATAGTAGTTATTTTTCTCCTTTATTTGTCTCAACTACTCTTCCCTCATTAAATCGCCTTATTGTCCGCTTTAGCGGGTTATTTTCTAAACGCCACTCCCACTCTGAGTCTTCAATTTGTAGAAGTGGCGCTTTTATAGGTGTTCCCAATGTTAGGTTTTGTAGCACCTCTGGCGAGTTTTCAGCACTTGCTGGCATTCTCAACTATCCGCTCCTTTCTAAGAATTTATCTTTTGGGAGCTTTAGCTCCCATCTTAGTTTCTACTCGCCAACGGCGCTAGTTTGGGCTTATTATAGTCGCCTCTGGCGATTTTGTCAATAAAAATTTTTGGGTTTATTTCCTTTTCTTTCTACTAGTTAGGGGCTTGCCTCCGGTCTTAGGGGGTTTACCTTAGTTTATTTTTTAAAAAATTTTTAAAATTTTCTAGTTTTTTATGGGACCCGTAGAAATATAGTATGTTTATTAGGCTGGCCGCGGA